AACAACACCGATGCCTACTCAATCTTTGGCCTTGCCTCTACGGCAGATGATGAACCCGGCAATAAGACCCGACAGCCCCAGGGCCACCGCGAATGCAATCGACCCTAAAAGAGATTCAACGCTTGCGAGCATTTGACGCCTTTACTTTCTGCTTGCGACCGGCGGTAAGACCGATGCTGCACCCCGATGCAAAGGTCACCAGCATTATGGAAATCAGCCACAGGGTGTATTGCCAGGGTGCGAGATTCATTTCACAGGGATCCAGTTTTTGAGTGTGTAAACCAGCGCGACCGCGCCAAGAACCATACCCGCCACCGATATGTACCTCAAGGTTTCAAACACCGGATTCTGATCATCTGACACGTATGAAGTGTGTTCTTGGATGGCATCTATGGACACCTGGATGCCTTCCAATTGTTCCCTGGCGGCGTCCATGTGAATGATCGCGGCACCTATTGATTGTCGCGCATCAATGGCGGAATGGGCAATCGCTGCTGTGTGGTTCGTGCAGCCACCAAGTACCAAAATTGGAATGGCCGCGTAGCGAATCAATTTTCGCTACTCCAATAGTACGGAATGCTGGATACCGTAACGCCGTCTGCGTTCACAATAATGGTGCCGTACCCATCAATGCCTGAAGGCGGGGAAGCGGCAATTTTCAGATATTCGCTCCCAAGCACCGTAAATCCACCGGTGTAGTTGGTAATCGCTCCATCGTTCTTTGCGTACTTGATTGGCGGAGCGGATCCAGATTCAGCAAGCACGGTGATCGTAATAGTTGCGCCAGCACCAAGCGCGGAAAGTGAAACATTGGTTGCTTCAGCCTTTAAGGCTGATCCACCAAGTGTGTTTGCCCAATGTGGCGGAAATTCAGTTGATGACACTTGATCAATGCTGCCAAAATTCAGAGTTACACCAACAAAGCCACTTGACTTTGAAACCATTGCTTTTCGGAACATATTCGGAATCACGTGATCACCTCCGCGTTGGTTTGGATGTCAACAACACCGATAAAGAGGTTCTGCACGCTTTGCGGCGGATCGGCATAAATGACCACCCTGCCCCATGAGTTTGCCGGAAGCGTTGATGTTTGTTCGGCTCCCCACGTGTAAGTAACGGTGCTGATTCCATCGGCACCAGATACGGAACCAGTTACTAGCACCGACACGGAGCCAACGGTAAGACGCGCTTTCGCTGAATTGGATCCCCAGGTAAATGCTGTGCCATCGTCATATTGCGCGACAGCCTGAAGCGTGAAATACGATCCTGGGGTCACAACCTGGCACGGGATCTGCTTGGATAGTTTTAGGTTGCTCACGTGGTACACCTAATTGGGTTTGGCCTGTCAAAGTAGTAGTACGCAGCACCGGAACGATCCACAAAGATTGATACGTCTACGTGGGCAAGCAATTCCGTTGTGACCCACGATGACGTTGTGCTACTCCAGCGTGATCCAACCGGGCCGATGCTGGCTGCCGGGCTTGTCAGATCCATTCCATCCGCCAGCGTGGAAGTGTTGTAGTCCTCACGGATGTTCTTGCAATTCGTCACGCTGAACCACGCATCGGTTGGCGGTGTCAAACCGCTTGCGCCGGACTGGGACGGTGGTACCCACAGGCTGATCGTGTAATTCCACCGATTGGTTGTGGATGGGATGACCGTTGCAGCGGTCACCTGGCACAGCGCGCGCGCCATGCTTAAAGGCTTCTGTGCCTGTGTCTGTGCCCAGGAAACAGCGTCCGCGCTTGCCTTGCTGAATCGTGAGGCATCGCTCCATTGGTTGCATACGGCAAAGTTTGCTTTGCCAAACAAGCCCTGAGAGAAGATGGGATCCAGGTACGTCATGCCAACGCCGGGTATGAGGATGTCAACGCGCCTTGAATGGTGCTGGGAAGCATTGTCAGGTGGTTTGAAAGCGTTGGATAGCGTTGATACCAACCGACTTGTGATGTCTGCATGAAGCCGGTGGTTCCGTTGAACGTGCCGGAAGCCACAAGCACCGGCTGTCCGGTTGGGTTGGGGCACGGAACCTGGTCTAAGTGCCACAGGTTGTCAAATTGCCACAGGTGGACTAGCCGCCAGCATTCTTGCTCCAACGTGGCCTGGCATCCTCTATAGAGCAGCGTCCCGATGGCGTAGACGCCGTTGAACATCACGGAGGAATTGCGCGTTCCCTGTGCCTGTCCGAATGCGTACCAATCGGGTTCGGTGGGCGTGCCAACGGTTGCACCGCTTCGATCATGGACATATTCCAGCGTGATTGATTCCGTAGCCACCGACAGGGGGCGCGGCGTCCCGTGCAGGTCAAGTTTGGTGCCACCCATGTCCGTAGGCGGCCAAGTTGCCGCGCCGTTGGTTGGGATGCTGGTGTAGGTGCGGTACTGTCCCATCATGCGTTCGCTGGCTGATTTCGTCATCCGACAATAGCGTCCGGTGTCGTATGGATTTGCCGTGCCGGTGTAGGTGGCGTTCACCTGCCAGGCGTATGGGGTGGCCGTTTCCGGGGTCATGGAAACGCTGCGGCAAATCATCTGCTTGATGTACGGATCGCTGCCATGCAGCGTGGACGGTGCCCTGGTGGTGGGCTTTGGAAGGCTGCCGGAAGTCAGGATCACCGTGTCGCCTGGGTAGGCGTCCGTATCGCTGGCAGGGATCCAGCGCACCAGGTAGGTAGCCGTTACGCTCGTTTCGGTGCCCTTCTGACCGATGTTCCATACCCTACTTGCCGGGCGTTCAATGATGCTTACGGTTCCCATCAGCGGCCACCCTTCAGGCTGTCACGGATTTGCTTTAGCACCTCGGTTTGCTCGGACATTTGGGTATCTCCGGCCATGCCGCGTCCAGGTGCTTCGTTCTGATAGGCGTAGTTCTGCGCGTTGAATAGTTCGCCAACCTGCGCGCGCCCGGCAGATGCCGTCTGCAGATACCCGGAAAAATCACCGCTCATGATTTGCCCAACCCCCGCCAAAGACGTTCCCGCAATCTCGCTTGCCATGTCAATGATGGATCCGAAATTGCCCTTCGCCCTGGCGAAAGCACCCATGCCGGAATTGACCGCCCCTGCATTCCGCTGCATACGTGCCGCTTCACCCGCCTTGATGTCTGCTTCAGCCTGGGATGTCTGCATCGCACCAGGTGCAAGCGCGTTGGCGATCTTTACGTTGTCCTGGATGATCGAAACGTCCGCTGCCATGCGCGCACCGGCTGCAGCGGCGGAATACTTGTTGGCAATGGTGTTTAGTTCACCGAACCGCTTTTCGACTGCTGCAAATACCTGCTGCAGCGCAGACATACCCATCTGTGCCATGCTGATGCCAGCAGAAATTGCAGCAGACGTAGACGCGCTGGATGCGGTCTTATTCAACTTCTGCAATTCCTTCGTGGCCGCAGCCACGCCGGTCGTGACACCGCGCGGATCGACTTCGGCCCAAATGACCGCCTTCATAGACTTGTCAGCCATTGAACACCCCCGGATCCGTCCGCATCCACGGGAACAACTGGTATGGCCGCTGACCTGTCAGCGCGCACGCAATCACCCCCAAGAGAAATTCGCATCTCTCCTCGGTAGTCAACTGTTGTGCCAGGGCTGCGTCCATTTGCATCCTCTGCTCGGGGCTTGCTATTCGGAATTGCCGCTTTTCAGCGGCTGAGTAGGGCGGACAGCGTTTACCTGTGCAATCAGCGCACCGGCGATCTCCGCATCAATCGAACCAACGTCCGCGCCTGGCGCAAACAGCGGCGAACCGTCAACGCAAGAACAGCAAGCCACCCACCAATACGGGTTGGCATTGGCCGTCAGTACGTCCGCCAGGCGTGGACGCCGAATCAGCACCGTTCCGATGCCTTCAATCTCCACTTGGCGTGGCGGTGCCGGTGCGATCTTGGACAGGTCTACGGTCATCCCTGTTCTTCCCAAGACAATTCCCACATGGCCGCTCCGCTGCCATCGTCCGTAATGGACGCGCTGGTGATGTGGATGTTCATGGATGCATACGCAATGCTGCCCTGGTCTGTGTAGGAAAGCGTCAGGGTTGCACCAACTGCCGTGGCAACGCTGGTCGGGAACATATGTGACTTCAGCGTGGTATCTGCCGTGGTGGTGCGATACAGCGACAGGCTTCCCGAACGCCTGACGCGGCCAGCAGCGCGCTTTTGGATGTAGTCGCCAATCTGCGTTACGTCCAGCGAATCGCGTTCCATGTTGATGGTGATCGACTTACACGCGACTGCCGATTGGCCGCTGAAACTGACGGTACCGCCGAATCCCGCAATAAGTGGCATGGTTAATCCTCCTGGATCAATAGCGAAAGTGAGATGGTGCCGATTCGCTCGGCGTCTTGCTGGCCGTCATCAGGCGTAGCCGTAGTAAAAGCCACCTGAAACGATGCCAGCACAATGCTGCACGTGTTCGTAGTCGAATTGATCGGCCCGGAAGCGAATTCAACGAGCAAATCATCGATTAGCGTGCATACTTCAGCGACAGTATCGGCAACGCACGCAACATCTACGCCAACCGTCCAATGATTCAGGGCTGCAGCACCGACCATATGGGGCGCAATTTCCATCGTCTGCACTTCGTAGACGTAGCACGGCGTTTTGGTTGTCGCCGTGCGAATGCCGCTGCAGACCCGGTTTCCGGTGCCATCCAGCACCGCAAAGATGGCTTTGTGGATCTTACTTACCGACATTGCTTCCCCCCAACGCCTTGCGCGCTTGGACGATCACCTGGTCAGCAATCGCGCGCATGGCACGTTCCACGTTTTCCTGTCCCCATTTGAGGCTGCGCCATGAACCGGGCACCGTGCGCCCTGCCCCATGATGGTTAAAGCCCTGTTCCAGCAGGTGGTAGACGCGCTGGCGTCCACGTGCCTTACCGCCGCCTTTGCTGCCGTACTGGACGCCAAGCGCGCAACGGATGACTGCCGTGTCGCCGTTGCCCATGCGCTTTGGGGATGCAAGTTTGGTAGCCGCAGCAATCGCTTTGCGGTGGGTGTTCTTGCCGCGATACGGTGCGGCAAGCCACTTGGCGCGGAGCGACTTTACGTAGGGTTGCAAGGCCGCCCGAATGGCTTTCTTCCGAATCGACTCCGACATCAACCGGGGAAGGCCATTCAAGGCGGCTTGTGCTTCGGCTGATTCAACCTTCATCTTGATCACGACAGCACCTCCGTTGCTTCAATCTCCAACCGGCGGCGGCGTTGATCACGATCCCAGCAAGCGCGGATGTTGAATGTGCGGGTGATGCCACGGTCTGTCCACAGCAACCGGCAACGGGTGTTTATTGATGGGTGCCAGGTGGCCAGCATCCTCCAATCGGTACGGACGGCGGGGCCAAGATCGTCAACAACCTCGGTAGTATTTGCAACCTCCACGTGGCACCAAATCGTGCCAACGCTGATCCACGATTCATCCGCTTGGCCGAACGCATCAACGATCCGCACAGACTTCTGTACGGTCATCGGTATACGCAACATTCCTGATGGAACGTGTCCGGCCATTCTTTACGCTATTCCCTTCCCCATCATGGCACAGATGCGATCCCAGTAATCCGTGGAGAGCGTTACCGTGTCATCTCCGCGCGCTGCTTCAATCTGCAACGTCCGCTGCAGCAATGCCATTTCTAGCATCGGGCTGAGGGTGTTGCTACCTGCGCCAACGGTCAGCGTCAGCGGATAGACAGCGTTTGAAGTCATCTTCGCGTAGGTGCGTCCGTTGATCGTCACCAGGCTAAGAATGGTGGTGTCGATGCCAATCGTGAAAGTCACCGATGTCGCTGGTTGACGGTCAATCAACACCAACCGCTGATCGTTGTCGGGGGCTTCCGGGACGTACTGGTACCGCGTAACTGGATCAACGCACCAACCGGTGCGCTTCTCCAATTCTTCCTTTGCCGCTTCCCAGGCCATCCCTAGCGCGGGATCGTCCTCGGTGTGGCCTTTGCGCGACCAATTCCGTACTTTGGAAATGTCGATTGGCATTGTGACACCCCAAGCGTGGGGTGGGCTGATTTCTCAGCCCACCCCTGCCGGATGAAAGGATCAGCCGTTCGTAACCTGCAACTGCACCACGTTCTTAACGCGGGTGTATGCGCTGTTCGCAAACTGCATTCCGTAGAACCGGATGCGCGCGCTAGTCGCCTGGCTGATTTCATCGCGCATGATGGACAGGCCAGTCCATTCCCGGACGGAAAACGCTTCTTGAATGTTGCCAAGAACGCACACGGTGTTCACGCCGGTGGTTGCGGTGGTGTCAAACGTGGGGGTGTATTCCGTGACGTAAACGGGCAGACCCATCAGCGTGAACGGAGCGGCACCAGTCACGCCCTTGTCGGCAGACGGAACAAACAGCGGAACGCTGTTGACCGTGATTCCTGCCACCGCGGCGTAGAAGTCCTGCGGCATGACCCATGCCGCACCACCCCACGCGCTTGCCGGGAGTTTGGAATACCGCATTTCGGTGAGATTGGCGAGCGTTGCTCCAGCGGTGATTGCCTTGGTGCGCGTTGCGGTACCGGAAGCAGCGGTCACAGCGGTAATGTTGGTGTTCGCGTTGACCTTGAACAGACCATACGGGCCGTTGGCAGTCGCCGGATTGGTAGTAGCCGTTCCTGCAACGCCTGGGCCGCCAACGTAACCGGCTTCCAGGTTCTTAGCCAACTGACGCTGCAGCGTGTCGATGATCTCGGCTTCAAGATCAAAATCCGACTGCAGAATCGACTGCCTGGAAATCTGCGTGTACGGCAGACAGGCAATCGGCGCAATGGGCACTTCCGTCCAACCCGGGTCGATGGAAACAGCAGCGGTCAGATTGCCGCCGGTCTGCTGATCGTTCGTAGCCCATGCGCCGGTGTAACCCGCAGACTGCAGATTGTTGTAGCGCAGCGTGGTGTAACCCTTGACGCCGGTACGCAGGTCAGCAAGGTTGCGAACCACGGTATTTGCATCCAGGTACTTGGCAACGCCATCCTGGTACATCTTCGGAATGATGACACCACTACTGGTTCCGCCGTTCACCTCGCGGCGTTCCGGTTCGCGGCCACCGCGCGCCCAAGCGACAAACTGATCACGGTATTCCGTGCTGGCAGTCCAATCGTTGTCGCGCTTCTGACCCTCCGAAACAGCCTTTTCCATCGCGTTGTAGGACGCGAAACGCTCGCGCAACTGCGCGGCGCGGATTTCGCCATCAATCTTCTGAAGTTCGTTTGCAACCTCATGGCCGCGCGATTCCTGCTCAACCGTCATTTCAGACGATGCAAGGATGGAATCCCGCTCGGAAATCAGAGCCTTGCGCTTTTCGTGCATCTCAGCAATCTTCATTTCAAACGCTCCTTAGCCGCAGACGCAGCCGGGCAGCCCCGGTGCTTGTGTTTCGCGCTTCGGCACTTGTCTGCGGATATGCAGCACCGTTCGCTTCGATGATTGAAATTTCCTGCAGGGCGACAGATCGCAACGTGCGTTCGTCACCGATCCAGGCGTCAGACTTGACGTAGAAACCAAACGACATTTCGGTCATGACCCCCGCTTCAACCAGGGCGCGAACATCGCGCGCGCGCTGGGTATCGGGAAGCGTGACTTCGTATGCAAGACCCGTGGAATCGGAACGCAGAGTTAGCAGACCGGACGCGGAATTGGCGATCAATTGCGAACGGTCATGGCCAACGAGAAGCGAAACATTCTTCCCTTCGATCCCATCGAACGCGCCGGGCGCGATTCGCTCCACGAACGGCTTGCCGTTGTTCAATCCGCGAATAGTCAGCGGCTTGCTCGGAGCGTTGTAGACAGCGGCGTATCCACCCAACTTCCCAGCGTCAGCGCGGAGCGTTCCGGTACGAATTTCAAGCATTGCCTTGCCCCTCGGTATCAGGTGCGAATGCCACCGCCGATGCCCCGCCAGGCATGGACACGCTCGGCGTGTCAAACCCAAGAAGCGGGGGCAGACCGATGGCCAACCGCGCATCGTTCGGGCTTGCGATACCGGCAAGCACCAACTTGCTCCACGCGGTGCCCTGGTCTTTCAGGCTGCCGCGCGTAATTGGGCGCGTGTCAATCTTGGCGTATTCGCCTGGCGCGCAGAGTTTGCGCGTTAGTTCGGCTTCCCATGCCGTTGCCCATGCGCTGATGGCACCGTCTGCGTATGCGCGCGCGGTTTCCGCCTGGCTAGATAGCGCGCCACCACCCTGCTGAAACAGCATTTCAGGCGGCACACCAAAGGCGCGCGCAATCTCCTGGATGCTGAATCGCCGGGAATCAATGCTGCTGGTGGTGGTTTCCTGGCTGATACGTTCGGCGGTCATGCCTTCGCGCAGGATCAGCGGACGGCTTGCGCCATCCGGCGTTGCGTGCATCGTCTGCCAGGCGTTGCGGATGGCTTCGACCGATTCATCGGCCAACGCGCCCGGGTGTTTGATGGCAATTTTTCCCGTAGACCCCGTGACAACCAAAGCGCGGTGGGCCGCCTCTTGATCAGCCGCAAGCCTCATTGCGGCATCGCAACCGTCCAGCGGAGACACGTACCACGCAGGATTCAGCGGATCGGGGTAGCAGCCAATGTGCAACACTTGATCGGCCATCAATTTGGCGTTGCCAAACTGGTAATACGTGCCGGAATCCTCAAGAACCACGGAGCAAGCGTCTGTCGGGCTTGGCTGCAATTCAACCACCTGCCCGTTGGCATCGCGGCGGATGATTGCAATCCCGTTTCCCGACCCAAGCGCGTTTGCCGTCACGTAGCGGCGGAATTCGTAAGCCGACTGCCAGCGGCTGCTTTCGCGGTTCAGAAGATCAATAATGGGCGAATCAACCGGCGTTCCTTCGGCATCTTCAATGCTGATTGGAAGCCGGGCAAGATCAGCCGCGATCAACTGAATGGCGCGCACAACCGCTGGCAGCGTGGAAGGATCAATGGTGACGGACAGCCCCGCCGGTTGTGCCACAACCATGACGGCGTTCTTGAATCCGAAAATGCGCGAAAGGAATCCCACGCATTGGATGGAACACGTTTGCCCCGCATCGTCAAGCGTTTATTTCACACTTGCACTATCCGATTGGGCACCTGCTACGCACAAGCCCCGTTGCTTCGCGCACCTGGTGATTCTCCATGAGGAATGCCGCCATGTTTCCGGCGACAACGGCATCGGTGTTTCCCGCGCTGCGCCCCTTTACGGGGCGGGTATTCCCCACGTTGTCACGGATTAGCCGCACCGAATTCAGGGCGGAACGCAACACGGGATCGGGTTGGTAGAACAACTGTTTCGATTTCAGCAGCGTCCCCCACAGGTTCCAGGCGGGTGCCATCGTGCGTATGGATTGGTCGATGGGGATCACCGGCCACCCCCTGTCTTGCCACTTGCGGATGTCTTTCGCCTGCGCTGGGTGTGGGTCAACGCCGATCTTGCGGACATCGTAGGTCTTCATGGCGTCCTCTATGGCCGCGCCGATGGTTTCCATGCAATGCCATTCCCCTGGCATCCTGCGTAAATAGCCCTGC